ATTGAAGGTGCTAGCTGCAGACCAGAACACGGTAGGCGGCAAGAAGTCTGTCGGCACCCTGGTGGACGAGCTTCACCTGTTCGGAAAGATGGCAAGCGCCGAGAACATGTTCCGGGAAGCCTTGGGCGGCCTGGCATCGCGGCCCGAGGGGTTTGTGATTTGGCTGACAACACAGTCCGATGAACCTCCGGCAGGCGTGTTCAAGCAGAAGCTGGACTACGCCCGCGACGTTCGGGACGGGAAGATCATCGACCCTGGCTTTGTGCCGGTGATCTTTGAACACCCGCCTGAAATGGTGGCGAACGGCGACTGCCTGAAGCTGGAAAACATGGCGATGGTCAACCCCAATTTGGGGTTCTCCGTAGACCAAGCCTTCCTAGAGCGTGAATACAAGAAGGCCGAGCTGGCTGGCGGTGACTCGTTCCGTGGCTTCATGGCGAAGCACGCCAACGTAGAAATCGGCCTGAACCTCCGATCAGATAGATGGGCCGGTGCCGATTGGTGGGAGTCGCAAGCAAAGCGCCCCGGCCTGACGCTTGACGAGCTGCTAGACCGCTCCGAAGTGGTGGACGTAGGCATCGACGGCGGCGGCTTGGATGACTTGCTTGGCCTGGCCGTAGTAGGCCGGGACAAAGACACGCGCGAGTGGCTGACTTGGTGCCATGGCTGGGCGCATCCCTCCGTGCTGGAAAGGCGCAAGGACATTGCACCGCGCCTGCACGACTTTGCACGCGATGGCGATTTGACGCTGGTGAAGAACATCGGCGATGACGTTGCAGACGTTGCCAGCATCTGCGCATTGATTGAGGCGCGGGGATTGCTGGACAAGATCGGCTGCGACCCGGCTGGATTGGGCGGCATCGTGGATGCCCTGGCAGAGGCTGAAATTCCACAGGACAAGCTGATCGGCGTGTCCCAGGGGTGGAAGCTCACCGGGGCCATAAAAACCGCAGAGCGCAAGCTGGCCGAAGGTGTACTGGTTCATGGCGGGCAGGCCCTGATGGCCTGGTGCGTAGGCAATGCCAAGGTGGAGCCGAGAGGCAACGCCGTGATCATCACAAAACAGGCGGCAGGCTCCGCAAAGATTGACCCGCTGATGGCGTTTTTTAACGCCGTCACCCTCATGTCACTGAACCCCACCAGTGGGGCCATCACACAAGGCTTTGTAGAACTGTAATGAGCATCTTTTCTAAATTGGCTGGCTTGTTCAAGTCGGGCCAGGGAGAGGTGCGCCCGGAAAACGCCACCTACAGCGACGCGGTAATGGATGCCTTTGGTGTGACGCCTGGCGCATCCGGCATCAGCGTTAACCCAATCTCCGCGCAGCGCGTATCGGCTGTGGCCGCGTGCCGACAAAAGATTGCCGGTTCAATCTCGACATTGCGCCTGGACGTATTGCAGACAACCGGCGACAGCGAAGTGAAGCTGCCCCGTGATGCACTGTGGTATCTGCTGAACGAGCAGCCGCACGAACAATTCACCGCTACAAGCCACTGGGATAACAAGGTCAGCGAACAGCTATTGCGCGGCGACGGCTTCACCTGGATTCGCCGCCGCATGAACGGCTCTGTGGCCGCGTTGCAGCCCCTGCCGTGGGGCGCTGTGCAGCCGTGGCGCATGCCAGATGGCTCGGTGCGCTACTACATCACGATGCCGGACTTTGGCATCACCACCTGGCTAGACCCCGCCGACATTCTGCACTTCCCCGGCCACGGCTTTGACGGCGTGCGCTCCATGAGCGTGATTGCCTACGGGGCCAAAAACGCCATTGGCAACGCCCTGGCGATGGATGACTACAGCGGCAAATTCTTTGCGAATGGCGCGCACCCGAGTTTCATTCTGGAAGCCGCGACCAAGATGGGCGAAGAGCAAATCGCCCGCCTGCAAGCCGCATTCCAAAACAAGTATTCAGGCTCGGAGAACTACCACCGCACCCCGCTGGTTTTGACCGAAGGCCTGAAGGCGCGGGAACTGAGCTTGTCCGCAGAGGACGCCCAGCTACTGGAGGCGCGAAAGTTCCAGGTGGTGGACATTGCCCGCGCTTTCGGCGTACCACCGCACATGATCGGCGAAACAACCGGATCGTCCGCCGTGGGTGCCGGGTATGAGCAGCAGGCCCGCGACTTCGTGATGCACACACTGCGCCTGCACTTGAAGCGGCTGGAGCAGGAGCTGAACCGCAAATTGTTCCCACGCGATAACGGCAAGTTCGTCCGGTTCGACCTGTCCGACCTGATCGAAGGCGACGCCAAAGCCCAAGCAGACTACAACCGCGCCGCGCTGGGCGGGCCGGGTACTGGGCAGGGCTGGCTTACCGTCAATGAGGTGCGCAAGACCAAGGGATTGCCACCCGTGGAAGGCGGCGATGTGATCTTTGACCCCAGCAAGCCGCAAGCAACACCACAGCCTGAAGGGGCGACACCATGAACAAGCTATTTCGTCTGATCGTTGACAACAAGGCCGACAAGCCGCGCCCGTTCAACATCGCCAAGAACGGCGACACGGCCAGCCTTTATATCTATGACGTCATCAGCGCCGATTGGGGCGTTTCTGCCTTGTCCGTCATTGAGGCAATCAACCAGGCAGGCGATGTGCAGACGCTGAACATCCACATCAACTCGCCCGGCGGTGATGTGTTTGAAGGCCGCGCCATCATGGCCGCGATCTCTGCATACCGTGGAAAGACGGTTGCCAAGATCGACAGCCTGTGCGCGTCAGCCGCTACCAGCATTGCCCTGGCCTGCAATGAAATCGAAATGTCCGACGGGGCGTTTTTCATGATCCACAACGCCAGCGGCATGGCATGGGGTGACAAGACCGCCCTGCGCGAAACAGCGAACGTGCTGGAAAAGATCGAGGGCGCAATCGTCAACGACTACACCACCCGCACAGGCAAGGACGAGCAGGAAATCCGCGACCTGATGCAAGCCGAAACGTGGTTCACCGCTCAAGAGGCATTGGAGTACGGCTTCATTGACCGCATTGCCGACAAGGCCACGGCCAAGAACACATGGAACCTGTCCGCGTTCAAAAACGCGCCGCCAGTGCCAGACCCCTCGCCACCCGATCCAGAGCCCAAGAACGAAAGTACCGAACCCGCCCCCGAGGCGGGTTTTTTTATGTCCGCAGCAAACGCCAACCGCCTGCGGCTTGCACAGATTGCCTAGCGCTTCTCGCGCAGCAAACCGCTAGGGCCGGATGCCCTGACCAACCCGCCATCGAGCGGGTTTTTTCATTTTGAAAGGGACATATGTCCAACATCACCGCACTGCGCGAGAAGATTGCCGACCTCGCCAAGACCGCCAACCACATGCTGGCCGAAAAAGGCTCGCAAACGTGGACAAAGGAAGAGCAAGCCTCTTTCGACAACATCGCTGACCAGATCGAAGCCACCCAAGGCCAGATCAAGAGCATCGAGCGCATGCGCAATCTGGATGCTGAGAAGTTCTTCGAGAACGCTTCTCAAGAAGCATCCAAGAAGCCCGCAGGCGACACCATCGACGCCATGACGGCGGTGGCTCTGTACCTGCGCCACGGCAATAACGTGTCGGCAGAGCAGGCCATTGCAATCCGCAACGCCATGAGCACCACGACCCCGGCAGAGGGCGGCTACACCGTACCCTCGGAAATCGCCGCGATGGTGGTGGACTCGCTCAAGGCTTTTGGCGGCATGCGCGAAGTGGCCCAGGTCATCACGACCGCAGGCGGCAATGCACTGAACTGGCCCACCAGCGACGGCACCTCTGAAGTGGGTGAAATCGTGGCTGAAAACGCCGCTGCTACTGGTGCCGACATCACCTTCGGCACTGTGGCTGTGAACCCCTACAAGTACAGCTCCAAGAAGATCGCCCTGCCTGTGGAACTGATCCAAGACAGCGCAATCGACGTGGTTCAGTTCGTGGTTAACCGCCTGGCGCAACGCCTGGGCCGCATCACCAACCAACACTACACCACCGGCACCGGCACAGGCCAGCCGTTCGGCGTAATGGCCCGCGCTGCCACAGGCAAGACCGGCACCACCGGCCAACCCCTGACCGTGACCTATGACGACCTGATTGACCTGATCCACAGCGTCAACAGCGCCTACCGCTCGCGCGGTGCCCGCTTCATGCTGCGCGACACAACTGTGGCCGCAATCCGCAAGCTCAAGGACACCTCGGGCCGCCCCATCTGGAACCCCGGCGACAACGAGAGCATCAGCGGCGGCACGCCATCGACCATCTGCGGTTACGCCTACACGGTGAATGACGATGTGGCCGCCATGGCCGCGAATGCAAAGTCCATCGCCTTCGGTGATTTCTCGCAGTTCGTGATCCGTGACGTTGCTGGTTCGACCAGCCTGCGCCGATTTGACGATTCGGCCTTCGCGCTGAACGGTCAAGTTGGCTTCTGTGGCTGGATGCGTACCGGCTCCAACTTGCTGGACACCGCCGCCGTGAAGGTGTACGTGAACAGCGCCACCTAAGCAGTCCCAAGCAAAAGCCGCCCGGTTCGCCCAGGCGGCTTTTTCATTGCGATTCAACAAGGAACACCCATGGCAACCAAAAAGCAAACCGGCGCCACCAAGCTGCGCGTGCTGGTCGAAGGTGCGTTCGGCAAGCCCGATGATGTGATCGAGCTGGAAGGCGAAGAGCTGGCCCAGGCGCTCGCCTCCGGCCAGGTTGACGCGAACCCCGAAGCAGTCGCCTACGCTGAAAGCCTGTAATGAGCTTCGTCCAACTGTCCGAGGCCAAGCTGCACCTGCGTGTGGACGGCACCGATGAAGACGCCCTGATTGGCCTCTACATCAACGCTGCAGAGCAGGCCGCCATCAAGGCGCTGGATCGTGGCGTGTATGCCGATGGAACGGCTCTGCAAGCTGCGATGACAGCCGCACCGGCTGCACTCACCGCCGCTACGGCTGCGAAAGAAGCCGCCGTCACCGCGGCCCAGGCCATGACCGATGCGAACGAGCAAGCCGCCGCCCTGCAGGCCGCAGAAAACGCCTACATGCGCGCTCTGGTGGCGTATCGCCAAGTATTCGACGGCATCGTCGTCAACGACCAGATCAAGGCCGCCGTGCTGCTGACTGTTGGCAGTCTGTACGCGCAGCGTGAAGACGTAGTGGTGGGCGCATCTGTCGCGGCGCTGCCCAACGGGGCTGACTACCTGTTGCAGCCCTTCAAGGTGTACGCATGATGCAAGCAGGCCGCCTAAACCGCCGCTGCACGCTCCAAGCCCCCGGCACCACCACCGACGAAATCGGCCAGCCCATCCCCGGCTGGACAGACGTTGCGACCCTGTGGGCTGACATTCGCATGAAATCGGGCCTAGAAAGCATCAAGGCAGGTGCGCCGGTATCTGTGGTGCAGGCATCCATTCGCGTGCGCTACAGGGCCGGGATCACGGCTGGAATGCGCGTGGTGCACAACATGGTCGCGTACAACATCGTGGCCGTGATGCCCGATGTGTCGGGGCGGGTGTTTTTGGATCTGGCCTGCGAAGTGGTGAGCTGACATGGGCATGACCGTTCGCATGAACGTCGCCGCGTTCAAAGAGCAGCTACGCGCCGAGGTGGACAAGCTCCACGCTGCAACGCGCCCAGCAGCGCAGGCAGGCGTGCAGATCATCTACGACCGTGCCCGCATCAACGCCCCGGTATCTGACGCATCGCACTACTTCTACATCCGTGGCAAGAAGTACGGGCCGTATGCGCCGGGCAACCTGCGGGACAGCGTGTATCAGGTGTTTTCCAAGTCTCGGAGCTACAAGGATGTGAGTACCTACGAGGTTTCTTTCAACAAAGACAAAGCCCCGTATGGGTACATCGTCCACAACGGCACCAGCCGCACCGCCGCAGATCCGTTCATCGCCCGCTCGGTGGTCGAAACCCGCGCCCAGGTGCGCGAAGCCATCAAGACGCGCTACATCGCGGAGGTGAAGAAATGACGATGGAAGCAGACTTGAACACGCTGCTGAAAACCAAGTGCCCGCGAGTGTTCCCCGATGTGGCTCCATCCGGCACCACGTTGCCCTACGTGACATGGCAAGGCATCGGCGGCGAGTCTCTGAGCTTTCTGGACAACACGGCAGGCGATCGGCGCAATGTACTGATGCAGGTGAACGTGTGGTCATCCACCCGCCTGCAGGCCCTGCAGATGGCCCGCGACATTGAAGACGCCATGCGCGCAAGTGCTGCATTCGTGGCATCGCCGCTGGGTGAGCCGCTTTCAACCTATGAGCCAGACGTTCCGGTGTACGGGACGCTGCAGCGCTTTTCTATCTGGGCCGCGCGATAGCCCACTGATTTAGGCGAAAGCCAACCAAGCAAGCCCCTCTCGGGAAACCGGGCGGGGCTTTTTCATGCCCCGCGTGGGCGCAACCACACCGCTGAAAGGCGGTTTTTTTTCGTCCAAAGAAAGGGCCGCATCATGGCTTTATATTTCCCCGAAGGTTCGATTCAGAACTTCTCCCAAACCTTTGCCTCCGCAAAGACCATCACCGCCCTCACCAATGCCAATCCGGCAGTGGCAACCAGCGTGGCCCACGGCTACAACACGGGCGATGAAATCCTGCTGACTTCCGGCTGGGAAGATGCCACGGATACCGTGTACCGCATCACTGTCTTGACCGCTGACACATTCAGCATCCAAGGTCTTGACACCACCAATACCAGCTTCTACCCAGCAGGCACCGGCACCGGTACTGCTCAGAAGATCAGCGGCTGGACTTCCATCCCCCAGGTTCTGACCATCTCCGGCTCTGGTGGCGATGCTCGCTTCACCGATGTGCAGCTGCTGTCCAAGCGCAACGCCATCCGCGTTCCTACCGGCTTCAACGCAACCAGCATCACCCTGACGCTGGCCCACGATGCAGGCAACGCGAACTACCAAACCATGCTTGGCATCTCGCGCAACTTGTCCAAGGTGGCGTTCAAACAGGTCATCTCTGGCGGCGCGGTGACATACGGCTACGGCTACCTGTCCGTGTCCGAAATGCCCACGCTGAATAGCAACCAGGTGAACCAGGTCAATGCCGCAATGACGGTATTGGGCCGCTCCATCTCGTACTGATCCCCTGCGAAAGCCACCCTAGCACCTACCTGGCTCGTTTCGTCCTTCGCAGGGCGG